GGACGAGGGGGGGCTACAATATAGACAAGAGGTAAGGAAAAATCAAAATAAAGGAGTGAATACATTGAAAATAGCAAAGATTTTTGCAACTGGCATTAGTGGAGATATAAGGAGTGAATTTACTGTATATAACGTGAAAGACGTAAAAACCATTAAACTAACAGACCAATGTAAATGTTATCAGTTTCTAGGGTGCGAAAAAGGCAAAGCACAAGCCATATATTTACACAAAACATCCGATGTATTCTTTCGATTAATTCCTGATATAGAAGATATAATCACAATCATAGAACAAGAATATTCTGAATTAAGTAAAGCCTATCAAGAAAAAGAAAAAATATATAGTTCTAATCCAAGCATTGAAAATAAATTTGAAGTAGAAAAAGCAGAATCAGCTTATATCACTATTGCATATTTGAAAGACAAATTAATGTTTTAAAAGGGGAAACTAGATGAAAGTACACGAATTAAAAGAAATATTAAATAACTACGACGATACAGCAGACGTATTTTTTTTCACAGGGTACAGCACTATTCCATATTATGAGTTATTAAACCGACAAGAAGTTTTTAATTTAGGAATCTGCACGCAGGGTATTGCTATGGAGATTGAAGCAGCAGAAAGACTGGACACTATAAATAGTTTAATATTAACACCAACAGGTGAAGAATTTAAACAGGCAAAGCTGAATTTAAATCACTGGAAAAACTATGATAATTTATCCCGAGCAGAGTATTTTAATCAAAGTAAAATAAAAGCGTTGGTAGCTCCGGTAGAAAAGGTGAAGAAATGGTAGCAAAAAAGCAATCCACAAAGACAGCACAGCTATACGCCTATTCTTTTGACAGGGAAACATGGCAGGGTGATTTTAACAGCCGTGAGGAAGCAATGCAGGCGGCTATGAACGACGAACACAACAAAGGATGTCTAGTAGTATATACAGGGATTGCAAAGCTGTACACGCCAGCTTTAAAATCAGAAACAGTATTGGATATTCTAAAAATTGAAGCTGACGAGATAGCAGGAATTGCTGCTGCTGATTGGTTAAAACTAGAAGATATATCAGAAGAAGCCTGTTCCGAACTAGAAAAAACATTAACAGCAGCCGTTATGAAGTGGCTTGAAAAACATAGCTTAAAGCCCGATTTTTATGAAAGCATAAGCAGCGTACAGGCGCACGGCATAGACGATTACTTTAAAAAGAAATAAGGGAACACCCCTTGTTTTTACTGTGATATAATATAGTAAAAACAAGGGGTGTATTTTATGTGGACAAATTTATATGAAAACCTTAAATATATAATTAACAGGTTTGCGAATATTGATGTATGGGCATATGCTATAGCTATATGGACGTTTGGATATAAGACATTCGGTGAAGGTTTTTGGGGCGTCGTGATATTAGCTTTTGGATTAGTGCTTTATGATACATTTTTAAAAATCGTATATATCAGCAAAAAATATATACATGAAAATTTGACGCCGGATATACCTATTGAATTTATCTCACTCCGTAAAGCCCTATATTACTGCCTTAAAGGTGAAACGTGGAATAAGACTTATTTAAACAGTGCCGCCCTTTCAAGGGTTATAGGAAAATTGCTGGTTTACAATGCTAGTTTAGTCATTGCATTTTATGCTGGGCAAGTAGTTCCGAATATTAAATTATTTTCAACAAATTTAATTTTAAACGACTTTTTGCCGGGTGTTATCACAGTATGTATATTAGTCGTGGAATTATCCAGCATAAACGAGAATCTAATAGAGTTAGGATATAGCAGTATTGCTAATGCAGTAAAAAAGGTTATTGACTATGTTGTTAATAAATTTTTGCCTACCACGAAATAACGTGCTAAAATGGTAAAAAGGAGTGATAAACATGGTGAAAGAAATCCAATTTCAACGCAGCAAACAACGTATTTTTGCTATGGACGAAAATTATAACGTCATTGGTGATTGGGAATGTCGTGACGATTTCGTTCCGGGCTACAACGAAGCAGGCGACCCTCGTGGAAGCTTACCGGACGGCGTTTATACAAACGTAAGCGCAGAAGTTACTAACGGCGCATATGGCGCAGCTTATGGCACATTCTATATCACTACCCACGACCCACGAGCAAGAGATATTCACGGCGGCGGCAGCGGCTTGCCTAATCCGTTCGCAGGGCGTCAAGGCTGGGTACCGACTTACGGCTGTCTGCGTATGCAAAATATCGACGGCGAAGAATTAAGCAGAATGATTATCGCAGCAGGGAACAACGTAGTGTTAACTGTAGTACCATAAAAAAACAATACTTAACATTTACGTCAAAAAGCAGGGCAAATGCCCTGCTTTTTTATTTTGCGATTTTTCAAAAAATGCTTGACAACAGAACGAAGGGGGGCTATAATATAGACGAGAGGTAAGGGAAAAACAAAAATAAAGGAGTTATGAAAAAAGCAAAGAATGGTAGAATGCAAGTATTATTTATCAATCAATAACGTAATAGACAGAAGTACCTGTTACGAAACGGCAACAGAAGCACGTAGAGCAGCTAAAAGCGTAAAAGGCGGAAAAGTTATGATAGTTGTCGAGAAATTCACCCGTGCATTTCTCGAAGTATAAAAACAAATTGGAAAAAACAAAAATAAAATCAGAGAGGATAGGCTACTTATGATTTTTATGGTAAATGATAAAAGAATTGAAATTTATATCCACGAAGTTGGGAAAAAAACTAAATTCCCTGTGTTCGTGACATTACCGCCAAGTATCATCAGAAAAGTAACATTCTTAAACAATGAAGAATGTACGACATCAGAATCAAATTTAGAAACAATTCTTATTGTAGCTCAAAAAACATTGAATTTATGGAACGAAAAAGCTGAACAAGAAAGCGAAAATCCGAGGTATTTCAAACTTTGCAAGGTGGAGTTATAAAAATGTTTTTAGAAAATGGATTAAAAGGGCTGGTAATAAGTCTTGTTACTGGTATAATTGGAATAGTAATCACGTATTTATTTTGGTGGATTTACCAAAAAATAAAAGGGGGTTAAATATGTGGAACTTAATAAAAGCAGTATTACTAGCCTTATTATTGCTGCCAGCGTCGGGCTTGTGCTGGGCGCAGGAGCAACCTATTACTATTACGCCCGGGCAGGCGGCGAAATGGACAAGCGACTTGCAGCAGCTACAGCAGGAATTAACGCAGCTAGAGAGCAGCAGCAACGAGAAATCGCAGAGTTACAGGGACTTGTTATCGCGTTACAATCAAATGTCGGAGATAGTAAGCAAGTTACAGAACAAATTAGAGATAGCCGAACAGAACTCGAAGAACTTAACAGAATCCTTGACAGGGAAAACGCAGCAGTTAACGAGCTTGATATCCGAGAAACAGCAGACAGAGAAGCTATTAGACGAAGCAAACAAATTGTTGACAGCCTACTCAGAGAGCTGCAAGAAAAAACTGGCAATCATTAAAAGGCAGCGAAATGCTGCATATGTAGTGGCGGCAGCCGCTTTAACATATAGCATTATAAAAAAATAAAAAAAGGAAGTGCCGAAATGTCAGACAAAATTAAACCGTTAAAAGAAAAAAATTCAACAGTTTCAGAAGAATCACTAAATTTAAAGCCCGAAAAAGAATTAAAGCCGTATTATGTAAAAATCACCGTTGAGCAGCAAAAGCAGTTTGAAACAACAAAAAACGCTATAGCTGAACATAAGCGATACACAGAAGCGACGGTAGACGCCGCCTATGGTTTTGTATTAAAGAATGGGTCAGAAAAATTAACAGCCAGCCCGGAAGCTGCAAAACAAGCGGCTAATTTATTCAAAGACGCTTCACTTTTAATCAGTGAAAGCAATGTATTAGAGTGCCTTAACCAGCATATTATAGGCTTGCTTGAAAATAACAAATTGGATTTAGTTAAATTGGTTGAAAGCCTAGATGATAAAGAATTAAAAATTCTTGCAGGGCTGATTAGTGCGCGCCTGCCTCAAGACACAGCAACATTAAAAGACGGAGAGTAAAATGGGGGGGTTACTGGGCAGAGATAATCCTTTAGGCAGTGCGTTCGAGCTAATCAACAAGCGTATAGAAGAAGAAGCGAAAGCGGAAAAAGCAAAGCAAGATTTGACTTACTGGAATGTAACGAAGAATTGCTTAAATTGCACTAAAAATTTAAAGTGCAATCTACCACGTTCCGCAAGAAATGCGCGTTGTAAGTACTTCGAGCCGTCAGAGTATCACTTGGCAGAAATCCGTAAACACAACTATGAAGTAAGCTTGCGGCGTCGGAAAAAACTTAAATCGTAATACCAAAAAGCAGGGCAAATACCCTGCTTTTTTATTTTGCGATTTTTCAAAAAAAGACTTGACAACAGAACGAGGGGGGGCTATAATATAGACAAGAGGTAAGGAAAAAATAAAAAAATAAAGGGAGCGATACTATGATTAAAGAAGATAGAATTATAACTAGAAAAAATTTAAAACAACTTTGCGTTGACTTTGATTTATACACTCTTGGAACTTCCGAAGAATATGAGGAAATGTTAAAAAGTGCAGTATTTGAAGGACATCTGACG